GCAGGCGTATAAACAATAAGCCTTCGACAAGCTCAGGCAACGGTTGCTGAGCTTGTCGAAGCAAAATTAAATAAAGGAGAATGATATGGCTAAAAATTATATTCAGGAAGGCGATGTACTCAATCATATTGCCGCCGCTGCGATTGCGTCCGGCGACGTGGTGCCGCTGGTTAGTCGAATCGGCGTTGCAGTCGCTGATATTGCCATCGGAGCATCTGGCCCCGTTGCAGTTGAAGGCGTGTTTGCATTGCCGAAAGTGGTCACCCAGGCACCCGCCCAGGGCACGTTGCTCTATTGGGATAACACTAAGAAAAACATCACCACCACAGCCACAGGCAACATATTGGCCGGCTATGCAGCTGCTCCGGCAGTCAACGGTGATATCACCGTCAACATCAATCTCGAACACTAATCGAGCCGCCCGCCATGAGTTTTGCCAACCTGCGTGACCGCGTGAATATCGCAGCGTTGTCAAAGCTCGGCGACGGTTCAGCCCTGATCGGGAAGGTCGTTGGCATCCCGGCAGATGCGCTGGGCACGTCGGTGGCCGCACGGTTTGATGATGATTATCTGGCGGTTTTAGGTATTGAATCCGATGCCCCCGTCTTGCGCGTCAGCACCGCCGATGTCCCCGGCATTACCGCTGGCATCTCGGTGATTTTTAACACGATCAACTACACCGTCGTAGAAAAGCACCCCGATGGTCAGGGCATCACCAACCTGATTCTGGAAAAAGCATGAAACACCAATCTTTCACCACGAAGCACACGAAGAGCACGAAGAAAAGCACAAGGAATAATTCTCATAGTTTTGATTTCCCTTCGTGCTCTTCGTGTGCTTCGTGGTGAGCAGGTTTTGACTGATGGCGCATAAACGCAAGCTGATCCGCGATGCAGTCGTTGCCGCCCTCACCGGCCTGACCACCACCGGCGTGAATGTGTCGGTCGATCCGGTCTATGATATTGAGGCGGTCAAGCTGCCGCAGCTGGTCATTACCACCGGCGATGAATCGGCTGATCCGGTCGCCTATGGGTCTGGATATCGGACATATCAGCGCGTGCTGAATCTGAGCATCGAAGCCATCGCCCAGGCAACGACCGGGCTGGCGGATACGCTCGATCAGATCGCCCTGGAAGTGGAAACGGCGATCAATGCCGATCCTACTCTGGCGGCAACGGCTATGGATGCAGTCCTCACCGGCATCCGTCAACAGATTGAAAAAGCCAGCCAGCCGATTGGCCGGATGAGCATTGATTACGATATCACCTATGTGACGGAGGCATAACATGGCCACAAAAAAACAGACACCCGAAAAACGCACCCCGGCATTATCCCCCCGCCAATCCCCCGTACGGGCTGCCCCTCGTGGCCGCCCTAATGACAAAACCACCCAGGAGAAATAACCCATGACTCAATCCGCCCTAAATATCGCCCTCTTGGGCAAAATCGAAACCACGCCCGGCACCGATGCCGTGTCTGTAGCAGCCAATAATGCTATCCGCATCATCACAGCCACGCCGAATCTGGATATTTCGCCGATGGAATATGATGCGATCAAACAGACCTACGGCAAATTGGTGGGGCCATTGGATGAACGCGCCATGACGCTGGATGTTGAATTTTATATGCGCAGCGGCGGTGCGCTGGGCGCATTGCCCGATTATTCGCCGATCATGCATGGGGCATCGCATACAGTGGCCTCGGTTGCCAATACCAGCGTGTCCATTGATCCGGTCACAGCCATTGGTGCTACCCGCCATACCTCGTCGTTTTATCTCTACCACGATGGCCTGTTTTACAAATTCATCGGCGCAATCTGCACGGCCTGTTCGATTGATTTCCCACTCGATGGCCTGATCCGCGCCAAAGCCACGATTGCCGCGCCATTCCTGGCACCGACTGCCGCCGCATTGCCTGCTGGTCTGGCCTATCAATCCAGCGAACCGATCCACCCGCGCCCTGCCGATGTTATCACCGATGCAGGCACGGCGATCCGCGTTGGCACATTCTCATTCGACACCGGCATTACCGGATCTGTGCGCCGCCTTATTGGTGGCTCAGAGGCCAACGTCACCGGGCGTGACCGCTCCAAAATCACCATCAGCAAGGATTCGCTGGGCACTGTCGGCGATGTTACCCGTCTGACCAACGTCACCGCCGGTGCATTTTCCGCCGTCATGGGTAGCGCAGGCAATCGCCTGAGCCTGACCAGTTCCAAGGCATATTATGGCACCCTGAAATCCGAAGCGCAGGACGCGCTAATGATGCGCACCATCGATCTGCTGCTGGATGAAACCAACGGCGATGATGCCTACCACATATTGATTGATTAACCCCGAACGTCAAAACCATTCACTGCAAAGACGCAAAGGACACAAAGAAAACCAATCAACATAAAAAACCGTCATTCCCGAATGTTTATATCGGGAATCCATAAGGAAAGGATATGGCTTTAAAGTTACTTACGCGAAAAGATGCGCCGGTCAAAAATGAGGAAATGGGCATCGAGGTGCGTTTTGGCCGATTGATGCCGGAGCATATTGCTATCGTGCAGGGTCTGATGCAGACCGCCGAAACCCGCACCGTTTCCGCTGTCAAGGTGGGGACATTCGCACTGCGTGAGATGATCTCGGAATTATCTGTGCGCGGCGAAAAACACGACCCTTTAGCTCTCGGATTTAATATTGATACCCGAGATCCGGATAATGTAGTTTTTCTGATGGGAATCACAATCATGATTGTCAATGAATTGATAGTCACCGATGAAGCAAAAAAAAAGCCCACCGCGCAGCCCGCGCTTTCTGGGGAAGTAAACGATGCCCCGGCTGCGTAAATTCGGAATGCGGCGCGCCGCATCCATCGCGCTGTCATGCGTCCGAGCCTGTCGAATGGATTGCCGGGGTATTGTCTGATGCGTGCCCGGTTATCGATCTACTCGAACTCTGGCCGGCCTTCCGCGCCTATCGTTTACTCGAACAACATCACACATGGCCACAGGCCGGAGGCTGGGAAGATCAGTCACCGCTGTTTGTGGACATAGTTGAGATCATAGACGTATGTCGTCCCGCTCCAATGCCCTGAAAATCCTCATCCTTGGGGATGCCAAAAACGCCCAACAGGCGTTTGACCAGGCGCGCGCCGCTGCTGCCCAAACGTCCAAAGCGATGGCAGCATCATTCGCGGCTGCCGGAGCAGCATTTACGCTGATAGAAGGCTCGGTAATCAAAACCAGTGCCGAGTTTGAAAAATTCCGCACCCAGCTCGACACCATTGAAGGTAGCAGCACCAAAGCAGCAGCATCGATGGACTGGATCACGCAGTTCACCAAAAAAACGCCGTTTGAATTGCAGCAGGTCACCGATGCATTTGTGCAACTCAAAGCCTTTGGCATCGATCCGATTGCCAATGATTCGCTCAAGGTGCTGGGTAACACGTCCGCCGCCATGGGGCGCACGCTGGATCAATCTGTGCAGGCATTGGCGGATGCGGTCACCGGCGAATTCGAGCGTCTGAAAGAATTTGGCATCAAGGCGCGCACGGTTGGCAACCAGGTGCAATTTTCCTATCAGCAAAACGGTCAGGAGATGGTCGCCACGGCAGACAAATCCAGCCAGGCCATGATTCAGTCCACCCTGCTCGGGATATTTAACGATAAATACACCGGCGGCATGGATAAACTGAGCCATACATGGGACGGCATGATGTCCAATCTGGGTGACTCATGGACAATATTCCAGAAACAGATCGGCGATGCCGGTGCGTTCGATGCTGCGAAGAATTCATTGTCCATCGTGTTGAATGAATTGCAAAAAAACGATGCCGAAGTAAAAGCCCTGGCAACCAATATCTCCGATGGTCTGGTCACGTCCATGGAGGCTGGAGTTACCGGCATTGCGCTGACTGCCAAAGGTTTCGCTGCGCTTGGTGTGGCCGCTGATGGCGTGCGCGCTGCTGTTGATACTGTATCGCTGGCCATGGTATCCACGTTCGACACCGCCTTGTCCGGACTGCAATCATTTTATGATGCCCTGGCGCATCTGCCCGGCTCCATTGGACAACCCTATGCCCAGGCATCCAAAGATATCGCTACATTTCGCAATGAACTGGGACACCTTGAAACAGGCATCAAACAGACCGGCGGCGAATCCACAGCCGCCCTGATCAACGGGCTAGATAGCTTGGGCGCGCAATTTGATGCCATCGATAAAAAGTCCATCAAGTTTGTCAGTGCCATGGAAAAAGCGCGCGGCGCAGGTGCGAACCCCGTTACATCATCCGATTCATCCGTCCCAACCGTAGGGGCGGGTCCCCGTGCCCGCCCGCCTTCCGGAACATCCCCGCAGGTAGCCAAAGCCGCCGCCGATGCCGCCAAAATCATCGACATCCATTCCGCCAAATTCAAGCAAATCCAGATACTCGGTCAGGCGGCCTTTGCCGATGAGCAGACCTTGCTGCTGGCCAAACAGGATGCCGATATTGCTGCCATCGATATCGAACAGCAGCGCATGCTCGATGCCGCAACCGCCCAGGGCGCGAACCTTGAGCAGATCGACAACCTGCGCAGCTATTATGACGAACAGAAGATCACCCGTGCCCAGGAGACTGCCGATCAGCTCGCCGCCATTGATGATCAGGCCACGCAGGACCGTCTGGTGCGCATCGCCGAAGGCGAGCAGGCCGCTGCCGATCTCAAAGGGCAATTTCAGCAGCTCGTTACCGCCAATCAGCAGGTCAATCTCGATGCCATGGCCAGCAATCTTGCCTCCTTCGCCAAAACATCGGCGCAGTGGGATAAATTCACCGCAGATCAGAAACTGAGCTTTGCCGCATCCGGACTAAAAGCCCTGTCCGGTTTAATGTCCAGCCACAACCGCAAAGCGTTCGAAGTAGGCAAGATGGCCGCGCAGGGCGAAAATGCGATCAACACCTATCTCGGCGCAACCAAGGCGTATCAGTCTCTGGCAGGCATCCCGATTGTTGGCCCGTTCCTCGGCGCAGCCGCAGCCGCAGCCGTGGTGGCGGCAGGCGTGGCCAATGCGCAGAAAATCAACAGCGCAAAAATGGGCGGTTCCACCGGTGGTGTAGCGGTGCCAACGGTGTCCACTGGTGGTGGTGGATCTGTGCCAACCGCATCGGTAGCCCCATCCACTGGCTTACCCTCAAGCCAACAAGCTGCGCCCGCCCCAATCCAGCATATCACCGTTGTTATCGATGGCATCACATCAGTAGATCACATCGTTAATGATCTTGTACCCGCTGCGATCAGGGATCAGGTGTTGAATAATGATGCAGTGATTATCGATCCGCGCAGTCGGCAGGCTGCGCTGATTAAGCAGGCCGCCTGATGCGTGGGATGATGCGTTATGTCACCCCGGTTGATGTGCCTGTCCAATCGATCTATCAGATGGCGCAGCCCTACGGAGCCTCATCCACACCGTGGGCGGATACAGCCCTGGCGGGATCAACGGTGGAGGTGCTGCTGCCGAGGTATCTCACGTTGGATGACAGGCCGCCCCACGATAATTTGAGTGTTTCGGCAACGAAATCAAACGTGTCGCAATCGGTCTGGTACGGATCAATTGAAGGGCATCATATTGTGCTCGATTATGTTGAAGGAGTCCGGCAGATGGGCATGGACAATCCCAAATCGCACATGGTTGCACTGGCGCAGGCTGCCGGTCGTGGCATCGAGATGGCGTGGTATCCTGATTTTGAGACGTACCCGAACGAGTTTTACACTGTACGCGTTAAACGCAAAGCCCCGCGCCGGCTGAATAAAATGATGCTCTGGAGCTTTGCTTTTGATTTAACGATTATGGGTTCGCAGCAGTTCCCGGACACCGTCCCGGCGTTTATCTGATATGCAGATCCTGCCAGCCAACCTCGCCATTGCGAACCAGCGCGCCCACCTGGAGCCGATCTTTGTGCTCGAAATCATGTGGGCAGATGGAGCGCACGGCACCGAGGGCACGAACGATATATATTTTAGCTCGTCGGACATCAGTAATATTGTCAATTTTCCATATCCCAACCAGTTTTACCCCATCCTTGATCCGGCATCCATCACCGGTTTGAGCCAGACCGTTGACCCTCTAAACGGGGTATCATCCATCGGATCGATGTCTTTTCGGATTGTGGATCGCAACAATTACTTCAGCGACATCGTGCGCGCTGCCGATGTCGCTGGGTATGGGCTTCGCCGCCAGCTTTGCCAGCTCTATCGGCTGGAATCCGGCATGGATTGGGCGGATCGAATCAAAGTGCGCACCATGCAGGTGGATAATCTGGATCTGGCTCCTGCGGGTACGGAATACCATTTACGCACAGTCGATGTGCAGCGGCAGCTCAAGCGCGACATCTGCAACCCGGTCAGTACAATTCTGACCGTGCCGATCACTGTCACCGGTGCAGCCAATGTCACGGTTGGTGATACCACAATATTGCCGCTCGTACCCAATCATTATTATGGCACCGGCGGCTATATCAAAATCAATGATGAGATCATGCGCTACACCGCAATCGCCGGATCTGTGTTGACCGTGCCTGCCACCGGTCGCGGACTGTTTGGAACCGTCGCTGCTACGCACACGCAATCAGATCCGGTCAATGAGATCATCGTGCTGCGTGGCAATCCAGTAGCGTTGGCTCTGCAGCTGATGTCTTCCACCGGCGCGGGCACCAATGGGATCTGGGATGTATACCCGGCGCACTGGGGCTGCGGCATGGATGCAGTCGAGGATATCAATACCTCAGAATGGGAGTCTGTGGGTCAATTCCTGACCGGATTTGATACCCCTGCAGCATCCGATGGCCTGCAATTTGAATTCGTGATTGATAATTCAATCGGGGCGAAATCTTTCATCGAATCGGAGATATTGCGATTTATTGGCGCGTTTGGTTTTGTGCATGGCGATGGGCGTTATGGCGTGCGGGCATATAGTGACCTGGCCAACGCCGATAAAAATGCAGCAGATCGAACCCTGACCATTGATGATGTCGTGAAATGGTCCGCACTTAAATATGATTACACGCAGATCGTCAACGAGATCAAGTTAACGTATGATAAATTCCCGAAATACGGCGGCAAATATATCCGGCAAGCCTATTTTGTGGATGCATTATCCAAAACCAAATGGGGATCGGCCAAAAGCCTTAAATTTGCAGTTGAGGGTCTGGTGCCCGCATCACAATACGCTGACGTGATCTACCAGCGCAATCATTTGTGGATGTCGCGTTTTTCACGGCCACCCATGCGCATTAATATCACCACACTGCCAAAGCATTTCGATCTCGAAATAGGCGATGTAATACGCCTGATGTTGCCTATTCGTGATTTGGTTTCCGGCGCAGATATGGATCGTGCGTTTGAAGTAATTTCCACCGGTATCACAACGCGCAGCGGGGAACCGAAACTGACACTGATCGCCCAGCCCGAAAGGGTCACGCTGTGGCAGGGCGATAACGTCACGCCGACGATTGCAGATGCTGCATATCCACATGGCACACAAATCAACTGGGATGGACTAGGCGGGTCGCAGATTGTTGATACTGCACGCGCGTTATCGTCCGGCGATCACTGGGTAAACGGGGATTTAACGATAAACAGTGGTCAGACGCTGACGGTCAGCGGCAATACGCGGCTGTTTGTACGCGGAATATTTACCAACAACGGGCACATCACAGGGCGCGGCAATGGGGCTGCGGGTGCGGCACATGGCATCTGGAACGCGGCGACATTAACCATCGGGGATTTTATCAATGGTGTGTATGTCGGAATGCCGGGCACACCCGGAACATCCGGTGGATTCTCTGGCAAAGGCGGCAATGGCGGATCGCGATGGTATCGCCGCGCCGATGCGGTCTATGTCAACGCAGATCCAAACAGCTGGCAATGGCAGCCCACGCAGGCCACACAGGCATCCGGCGCGCACGAACCTGGCGGCAGCGTTGATTACAATATCGCGCCATCGCAAATCAATGCACAGGCAGGCGGCGTGGATGCGACCGGCGCATGGACATCAGTCCAGGGCTTGCCGATTAATGTTCAGGGCAGCGGCGGCGGATCGGGTGCTTATGTCAAAACGCAGGGCGCAAGGGGCGGCGCAGGTGGCAATGGTGGCGCAGGGTTGCTGGTAATGGCGAGGCAAATATACAACACGCTCGGCACTATCGATTTATCCGGCGCAGATGCCGAAATGGGCTTGGCTTATCTCTGGTATTCGCCTTACGACCCCAACGTGCAATATTGGCTATCCGGCGGTGGTGGTGGTGGCGGCGGCGGATCATGCATCCTGCTTGCTGAGCGTGATTCGATTGGACTGCCGAATATGACCGTCGATACATCACGCATCACGGTATCAGGGGGCCTCGGCAAGGCTGGCGATCCAACACGCATCGGATACAACGACAATTTGGCCGCATGGACCGGCTTACCCGGCTCAGCCGGCGCAATCATCACGCAAGTTATAGGGTAGGAGTTAAAAAATGACGATCATCAAACTTAAAGTGCCGTCGCACATAGGCAATGAAAATGGATTGCAGGTGTTGAGCGATTTAAAGTCCGACATGGCTGCATTGGAGTTTCAGACAAACTCACTGACTGGTGTGCCTTCCTTGGATTTGGCAGTCACATATAAAATCAACGATTTAGTTTCTGATAATGGAAACTTTTATATCAGTTTGAAAGATGCCAATCTAAATCACGCACTCAGCGACGCATCTTGGTGGTCGCCGTACAATACTCCGGAAGGTATTCAGATGCTGACTGCAAAAAACAACATCGGCCTCCCTGGACAGCGAGGGTTTGGTGTTGGTATTTGCCCCGGACCATTACCCACAAGCATGGTCGAGATGTCAGGCACTCGCGACCCGGCTAGTGACAACTATGGCAATTACCAGTACTCAGATGGATCGGTGATGATCTGGATGCCCGCCTTTTATTATATGTTCGGCAACGGCACAAACCGCCCGCTCAATACGGTTGATATCCAGCCTTTTGATACATATAAGGATGTCGCCACCGCGAATGCGGCCGGCTATGCGCTGCACCGGGCATTTTATGATGGCGGTGCGGTCCAGCCGGGCGTGTTTGTGGACAAGTACCAGTGCAGCAACAACGGCGGCATTGCGTCCAGTATTGCACTCGGAAATCCGCTATCAACCAATGCGGCACACAACCCGATTTCAGCACTCAACAATGCGCCTGCAAACAATTACGGCGGCGCAATTCTCGCTCCGAAATCGCGCGGCGTGAATTTTTTCTGCAATACGCGATTCATCTTCTCTGCATTAGCGATGCTATCGCTCGCCCACGGGCAGTCTGCAACGGCGGCAACGTGGTGCGCATGGTATGACGCTGCGGGCGTTACGAATTTTCCCAAGGGCTGTAACAATAACGCACTGGGTGATGCCAATGATGCTTCAATAGCGTATGTATCAGACGGCTACTCAAACGCAGGCAAAACCGGCTCGGCGAATCTGTTTGCTCGCACTACACACAACGGTCAGAACTGTGGCGTGGCCGATCTGAACGGTAATATGTGGGAAGTAAATCCAGGACTCACTTCCG